GTTACCGACCAGCTTAAAGATGAGACTGTTGCTCTAACTAAAATAGACGCTTGTAAGACCCGTTTGTATTTCACTGCAGATATTCTCCACGTTCTTGTTGCGAGGATGTTGTTTGGCGCTCTTATTTCCGCTTTAGAAGACGGTCGTCTTAAGGCTGTTGGGTTGAGTTCCTGCGCTGTGGGAATGTCTACTGAAGATGTTGCTGTTCGAGCAATGTTTAGGGAGATGAATGACCCGGATAAACAGATTTATGCCATGGACCAAAAAGGATTTGACAACCACCAGAAATGGGCAGTTGGCAAATACCTTGCACGTGCTATAAATGCTTGGTATGGTGAGTCTGATGAATTATCTCTCGCCCGTTATACCTTTCTCAAATCTTGCTACCACTGTGTTCATAGAGTTGGTACTGTTTTATATCAGGTTGAGGATGGAATGCCTTCCGGTATTTCTATAACTGCTCAGCTCAATTCCTTGTATTTGGAGACTGTTACCACAGCCTCTATACATCTCTGGAGTAAGACTCGCAAGAGCGCTGATGGGGAAAGTCTCCCTAGTCTTTCTATTAAAAGGATTAAGGATCTCACCTTTGCTTTTTATTATGGTGATGACTCTTGGATATCCCTCCCAAAACATCTTGGTATAAAATCTGTTGACTTCTTCCGATTTTATACTAAATTTGGTTTAGAAGCTACTCATTGTGTCAAGGATTTTGATGTTATGTCTGAGATTCCCGTCCATCTTACTTCTTTTCTCAAGAGGATACCTGTTATGAACGAATCTAATGAACTTGTCTTCCGTAAGGACTTAGACGATATTCATGATATATTTTCTTGGATCAAGAAGAAATTCTCTGGAAACTGGGAGGTTATCAATTCTATAACCAAATCTGCTCTCTTTGAATATAGGAAGTTTGGTATCCCCACTTTTGAAAAGTATCTTTTAGTTATTATAGATGCTTACTCCTCTTATGGAGTTTCTTTTACAATGTCTCGTAATCATCGAGACTATCTTGTTATAT